TATTAATAATAAACAATATACACCACGTAAATATTATGAAAATAATTATGGCACTATAAATAGTGGTAAACGATTAAAAGAATTTATACAAAGTATTTATCCAGAATTAAGTCCATGTGAATATGTAAAATTTAGTATTTAATTTATCATTTTTTCTTTAATATAAAACCATATCCAACTAGTAATTCTTAATTTATCATTTTTTCTTTAAGATAAAACCATATCCAACTAGTAATTCTTAATTTATCTGTATCTTTATTATTTGTATTAAATAATTCTTCATTTGAATCTTTGTCTCCATACCATATGAAACAAGATGTTGGAAATATATCTTTAATTTTATTTAATAAATTTATACTTGTTAACTTATCAGTATTATATTGTCCCCAATTATGTTCTTTAATATTTGGTAATTTATCATATAATTCACACATTTCACCACCCTTAGTACATTTATCCCATTCACTAGAATTTGCAATAAAAGTTTCATAAAAATAAATTAAAGTTAAACCAAATATATTTTCTTTTGAAACAACATCGATATTATTATATGCAGTTCTTAATATTAAACCTTGCCAACTTCCAGTATCTTCATTAATATATAATGGTTTATTATGTTTATATAATTCTTCACTTGATAATATTAATTTTAAATAATTATTTTTTGGTATCATATTTATCCAGCAATCAGTTCTTATAGCAAAAGGTATATTTGTATATTTTTGATTATATTTATATTTGCCAGGAATACATTCATCATCTGGTATTCTATCATAAACTGCTGTATGTGGATCATATGTTCTACATATTATATTATTCATTTTTTTGAATTTCCGAAAACATACGTTGTCCGTATCTGTATACGTACCACCATATTTATATAATATTACAAATCTAAAAAAATCACAAAAAACTCTACCATTATTTATTTCTTTTTCATATATATTTTTAACTTTTATATTATCTTCTAATAGTGTATCTTTCACTAGATCATCATATGTATATTTAGTGATATTACATATATTTTTAATACTATTTAATCTGTCATCATTATATAAAGAATTAGTATATAAATATATATCTTTATCTTTATTGAAATAATTAATAGATTGTATGGTCATTTTTAGTATATCTAATCTTTTTTGAGATATATCACCTTCCCAATATAAGAATACTTTATTATATTCTATATAATTATTAAAATTATAATATATTAATACTATTAATAGTATTAATAGTATTAATATAATATAAAATTTTTTATATTTTTTAAAATGTAAATATTTCATATTATATATAATATTATTTTAAATCTGTCATAATTTCTTGATAATTTAAATTACCCTTCTCTATATCTGAATAACTTTCTCTTTGAACAACATTTAGAGGTGTTAATAATAAGAAATTATCTCGTTTTTGTAATATTTTCCAATATTGATCTACTGTATATGTTGATACATCATTTGTTTCTATTAATTTTTTTAAGCCTTCTTCCCAATGATTTATTAATGTATCATAATAATTTTGTTTTATTAAATAAGCAGTTGTTGTTTGACAATTTTCAACACGAACACAATCATTATTAATTTTTGTATAAGGTTGATAATTATTTCCACCTAATAAAATAACATCCCATTCAATATTTGAATTTAAAACATTATATAATGTTTTAGTTGTTAAATTTGGATCTAAAAATTTAATATCATCTTCAACGACTAATATATATGGATAATTATTTTTGCGTGCTATTTTTAATACTTCTAAGTGTGATTTACTACAACCTATAGCACCATTTTCATCTTTAATAGCGTTAAATCTAATAGGATTATTTATACCGAATGATTTTAATTCATTTACAGTTTCTTCTTTTCTATCTTTTCTATGTTTTAAATTTATATAGTAAGTATATTTTGTAACATCATCAATATTATAATTAAAATTATATATACAAATAAATATAATAATTATTAAAAATACAATAATTCCACAAATCAATATTTTATTCATATATATATATATATATATTATTATTATATAAACTTGATATCTACATTTTTATATATATTTTCTTCAGTCCATTTTAACCAATTATTAAAATTTTTATTAATATTTTATTATATCTTTTTAAATATATGATATTTGTTCATGCAATAAATTTTATTCTCGTATTATTTTTATGGATATTTATATGGACACTTTTTAATAAAATTACTACTAAATTAAATATAACCAATAATCAAATGATTTTTATTAGTATAATTGGTATATTAACGATTACATATATTATGTATATTTCACCAAGATTTAAATTATAAAAAATTTGATATTTAAAATTCTAAATATTATTAATATAAATAATATGAAACTTATAATTGTTGAATCTCCTGCAAAAGCAAAAAAGATTCAAACATTCTTTAAAAAAGATGTCGTTGTTCGTTCATCTTTTGGTCATATTAATGGTCTAGATACTACTAAACTAGATAAAATGATAGATAATGATTTTGAACCAATATACAAAATTTCAAATCCTAAAATTGTTCAAGAATTGAAAAATATTAAATATAGTGATATTGTATTAGCAGCAGATGATGATCGTGAGGGTGATGCTATTGCTTGGCATACTGGTAATTTATTTAAATTAGATTATACTAAAAATAATCGTATTAAATTTAATGAAATATCCAAAAGAGCAATTGAAAATGCTTTAGAAAATCCAACAACATTAAATATGCATAGTGTCAATGCTCAACGTGCTAGACAATTTATTGATTTATATATTGGATATAAAATTTCACCATTGTTATGGAAACACATTAAAACTGATGCTAAAGGTTTATCAGCAGGTAGAGTTCAAAGTTGTTTATTAAATTTATTAATTGATCATCAAAAAAAGATTGTGGAATACGAACCCAAATACAATTATAAACTTGATAGTAATATGTATTCAGATGATATAAATTTACCATCACAGTTCCAATTTACCGATAAAGATATAGATGATAATTTGATTCAAGAAATATTAAATATTATAATTAATAACAAAAATTTTAAAATTACAAAACGTGATACGAGTGAAGAAAAATCATATTCACCAAAACCATTAATAACATCAACATTACAACAAAGAGCACAAAATGAACTTGGATTTCCAGTTAAAATGACTATGAATATAGCACAAAAATTATATGAAAATGGTAAAATCACTTATATGAGAACTGATTCAACATTTATCAGTGATGATTTCAAAAAATGTCTACAAAAAAATATTACTGAAAACTATGGTAAAGAATATTATATGAATATTCAATGTAAAAAAGTAAAAGGAGCACAAGAAGCTCATGAAGCTATCCGACCAACAAATTTAAATGATACACTTAGTGATAATTATAAAGATTGTGATAAACGATTGTATGAATTAATTAAACGTATTACAATAATGTCACATATGAAACATGCCTTATTTGATATATTAACACTACATATGAGTAATGATACTTTAATGGAATATGGATATTTTGTATCAAAAGTAAAATCTTTAAAATTTGATGGATATCTTAAATATTTAGGTAAAGATTTAGAACGTGTAGAATTAAGTGTATATCAAAATATTGATATGGTAAAATTTAAAGATGCAATATGTAAATATGTAGAATCAAATCCACCACAATATTTTAATGAATCTACTATTGTAAAAAAACTTGAAAATTGCGGTATTGGTAGACCATCTACTTACGCTAATCTTATAGATACATTATATAATCGCAAATATACATTAAATATGGATATTGATCCTATTGAAAAAACACAAAAATGTATGTCTTTAAAAAATGATAAAATAGATACTTATGATGAAACTATTAAATCTACTATACAAAAGAAAAGAATTGTTGTTACAGACTCAGGTAATCTTGTTAATGGATACTTATATGGTGTATTTCCAGATATGTTAAATACAAATTTTACAGCAAATGTTGAAAATGATTTAGATTTAGTATCAAATGGTTCGATGGACTGGTATGATGTCATTAAAAAGATTTATGATACATTTAATCCAGTAATATTATCACAAATGAATATTGATAACACTAGTAATACTAATAGTGATAAAATACTATTTAAATATAAAAGTAAAGATGTAGTATTAAAAAATGGTAGATATGGCGAATACTTAAGATATGGCACAAAAAATTATAATATTCAAGGGTATCTAAAATACAAAAATATTGAAAGTGATCATATCACTTTGGATGATTTTAAAACACTTATAGCATTTCCTAAAAAAATATGTAAACATAAAAACTTAGACATTTGTATTCATATTGGTCCATATGGATATTATATGAAATATGGTAAAAAAAATATTAAAATAGATCAAAATAGTGATACCTGGACTAAAGAATATGTTTTAAATAAAATATGATAAATAATATTTAAACACGTGCTTCTAATTGGGATAGTTCAGCTCTCTACATATTTCTTTTATGTCTTAAATCTCTTGAATTAACGTCTGTGGCGAATCCTGCTTTTATTTGATGGAGGTGGACTTGGAGCAGATACTGATTTACATCGATTATTATTTAAGTCCCATTGACAATCAGGAGGACCGGGACAACTCCTAATCGATAAATATGCATTACAATCTGTTTTACCACCAACACCTGGTGCGGGGGTTGGTGCGGGGGTTGGTGGAAAACTACAAAAGTATCCGTGTCCATCTTCATATTCTTTCATATTACCACAATATTTTTTGTGTTCTTCTGGATGTGTTTTACTATCATTATAATAGCAAAATAATTCATTATCAGCAATACTTATACCAGATCCATTTGTTTGGTCAGTTAAATCAGGAAATCCTAGGTCAAGCAACATCTTCTGGCTTGTAGGTCCTGTAAATGATCCATTAAGTTCTTTACATTTATTTACCATACGGGTTGTTTCTTCTATATGATTTTTATAAAAATCTGTTTCTTGTGTTTTAGCATAGCAACAAGTTTGCCACGACGGGTCCCAGTCCTGCCCTGGACAATCACCTTTCAAACCAGTGTATTTAGCATCATTAGTGAATGGATCTCTATTTTTAGTACCGCAAACTGATGTGGGCTCATTGCCACAATTTTTACAAGACCCAGGTCCACCTGTTTCTGTTACCCATGCAAAATGTTCTTTATTTACACCATTTTCTTCTTTTATACTCATACAAGCATTTTTAGCATATTCAACATCTGTTGGATCTGCATTATTAATTAACCAAGCATCTGGCATTAGACCATCTGCACCATCTTGTAAAGGACAATCACCTCTACCATCTTTATCTCCTTGTGTTTGTAAACAATAACCTTCATAGTTATCACCAAAATGTTTAGAATATGCAGTTTCACAACTGTCAACTACATTTTTTAGACATTTTTTTCTATTTAAATCTTGATCTCTCGAATAATAGTTGTTTAGTGTATTAAAGTGTGGTGGACGTATCTCTGAATCCCCAGTATATGTACAATTTTTATCTACTGGTTTTGGAGTAGGAGTTGGTGTTGGTGTTGGAGTAGGAGTAGGAGTTGGTGTTGGTGTTGGAGTAGGAGTTGGTGTTGGAGTAGGAGTTGGTGTTGGAGTAGGAGTTGGTGTTGGTGTTGGTGTTGGTTTAGGAGTTGGTTTAGGAGTTGGTTTAGGAGTTGGTTTAGGAGTTGGTTTAGGAGTTGGTGTTGGTGTTGGTGTAGGAGTTGGTGTTGGAGTTGGTGTAGGTGCTTGTTTTATGCATCTATCACTTCCTTGCCATCTATCACTTGAATCCCATACAGGAGGACCAGTTATAGATGAATGGCCACGATATATTAAATCACGATAATTGCTTAAATAATTAGGATTATTTCCACAAAAATGTACTAAACTATTATTATCATTCGGAACTGGATTCATAAAGGGACATTTATTTTGTCTTTGACCAAAATAAGGTGAATTAGTATCATCACATACACCACCTGAAAAAGAATTACATGCACCAGTTCCTTCACTATTACATTTATATTGTATTTCAGAATTGCCGGTGCCTGTAACTGTACAATATGTAGTTGAATCAGTTGCATTGTAAGGACCTACACAATTAGTACCACCAGCAGCTCCACCAACACTAAAACCATCATTACACCCGCAGCCACTAAACATTTTAGCTATTGCATAACCAACAACAACTAATAACAAACAAGTTAAAATTTCTTCAGTTTTAAATCCAAGAAATTTGTCCATTTTATAATATATATATATATTTTTTTTTTACTTTAAAGAAATAAATTTAATTAGAATATGCTAAACCACCCATACCACTCATAATTCTTAATACATTGTAATTTATAGCAAATACTTTTAATGATGTACTTGGATCTCCAGGAGCATTATCAAAAATTAATTGTGCATTATCAATTCTAGAGAAATTGCATGTTCCACTTGGTTGATGTTCTTCAGGTTTAAGGGCAAAACTATAACAATAAATATTAGCTAAATCTGTATTTGATCCACCAATTAATAATGGTAATTCTTCTAATTCAAGTGTTACTATTCCTCTTACATTAGTATTTGGAGCCGCTACATCTATAATAGTTATATGTTTTCCTGCAGGAACACATACTCCTTCTGTATTTAATAATGTCAAATCAAATCTACGTATTCCGTCTAATAGAGTATCAGTAGCAGCAGAAATAGGATCACCATAATCTGGATCATACATTGAACCTGATGCAACACCATCATCTACGTTTAATGTATAATTTGAACTAGCATTTTGGGCAGCGACTGTTCTACTAATTGAAGCTTTAATTACTCTAACAGGTTTATGACAGAAATAAATGCTTTGTCCATTTTGAATTGATCCATCTAGATAACTTACAACAGAAAATCTCTTTCCTGAAGATGGAATACGTGTATGATATTTCATAGGTTGACAAGTTTTAAAATATTTCATTTCTTTAGAAGCAAAACGATCATGGCCATTTAATGATAATTTCATTTTAGTTGCATCTGCATTATCATAACAATTACTATCACTAGATTTTATACAAGTTATAGTAGATCTAATTGGACCAAAACTAGTTGAAGAACCTGTTCTTGTTGTAGCTACATCATTGACCCATATTAATTCTTTAACTGGATGATTAAAATTTAAACCAAATGATTTTTTATCTCCTGAAAATGTATCTCTTTGTACTTGTTCAATCAAATATTCATGCGATACTTGAGCGAATCTACGTCTTTCATCTGTATCTAAATATACATAATTTATCCAAACTTCCGGACTAGTTCCAGATGTAGCTAAACTATCACTACCCCATTTAATTTTAAATTTAACTTCATGATATTGTAGAGCAATAAGAGGTAAAGCTAATCCTGGATTTTTGCAAAACCAAAAATTTAATGGATAGTAAAAATAACTACCATTTGTAGCTCCAACATCTGTAGCTCCAGATTGACCTGTAAACATATTTCTTAAACCATCCACTTTAGATTCGGGGGTAGTTAAATTCCACCATACGGCATTCCAATCACCATGTTGTCTATCAATTAATTGACCACCAATTTCTACCTCTACATTATCAATATAATCGTAAATTTCACCATCAATACTACCTATTGAATTTTGACTTATCCAAACATCCATAATTAAATCGCCATTTCTAGAAACTGTTAAAGTTTGTGTAGCATTTACACCTGCACTTCCAGATAATGTTTGTTGTATTAATTCCATTGAAAAGTTTGTATGTCTACGATAAACAACTTTGAAAAAAGTAATTTGTGGATTACCAGTAAGATAAATATCTTGAGCACCATAAGCAACTAATTGCATTAATCCACCACCCATTTTATATTATAACTTAGAAAAAAAATATATTTTTAAACTTTATTAATATAATTTATTTTACTACAATTTTTCCATTAAAGATTTCAATTCATCTAACCAT